ACAATCATATAATGGAATTGCAAAGATTATTGAAATTGTAGGGGATTCTATTATTATTGATGAAACTTATGTAGATGATATACTTGTCACAGGCTCACCTAGTTTTAACAAGGAAGAGAGTAATAATTTTATAGTATATGAAAACAATTTATTACCTCCTACACAGGATGTATCATTTACCTATCTTCATAATTGGTTTATTATGAAAATTAATAACACTTATTATAAATGGAAATTAGTTTCTCCATTTCTAAATAATAAATGGTATGCATTTGTAGTTAATTTAAATGCAACCGCTAGGCAATTAGGTTTATTTGTTTATAATACATTAGAAGATGCATCTCAACCTAATCCTGAATTTACAGCAGAATTAGATTTGCAATTTAACGAAACAAAAACTTACACACCAGTTGATGTAGCTAATGATCTTGAATGGAAACTGTTAGGGTGCTCTATGGATATAACAAATATAAGAATTTGGAAAAAACCTATAGAAGAAGAATTACAGTCATTAGTACTTAGTCAGTATGTAGTTAAAGATACACATTTAACTTTATTGCTAGATAATGCATCACCAGAATTAATGCTACAAGATGTAACGGATGCCAGATAACCTGGAATATATATTACAAATAACTTATTAATGGAAGATAACTCAAAAGATAAATTTAGAGATAGTATCGGAGATTTACTCAATGATTTACCAGATGAAGTACCTGGTTTAGATGAAACTCCAGAATTGTCAAGAGTAAAGATTGAAAGTACACAAGCAGTTGCTTTAACAAAGGCTAAAGGAAAGGCTAAAAAAGTAATGTCTAGTTTACTTAAGTTTTATTTAAGCGAAGAAATCATTGCAGAGCATGAATATATTCAAGCAAAATCTAATTTAGATGAGTATGCATTAGGTATGCTTATTAGACAAATGGAGAACAGTGAAATTGCAATATCTCAATTAATGGATATTATTAATGAAGGTGATGTATCCCCAAGAATGTTTGAAGTACTTAGTGATTTACAAAGAACTTTATTAGACATTATTAAAAGTCAAACTATGTACATGGTTGCTATTGAAGAAAATGCCAAAAAGACTTCTAGAGATATTGATGTTTATCATGGTAATTCAGATAGTAGTAATAATAAAAAACAAAGCGGAGTTAAGTCAAGAGGTACTAAAGATTTAATGAGAGCATTACAAGAAACAATTAACGAAGAAGATATACAAGATGTCGATAGCGATGAAAATGAAGAATAGTTATATTCTCACACAAGAAGTAATAAACCCAGAGAGAAAAACTGATAGTGGCTTAATACTCCCTGATGAAAAATATAATAGGATAGCTTTAGTAATTGAAGCAGCCGATGACCTTGAAGTAAAGAAAGGTGATAAAATAGTAAAAACAATAGGTAAGGGTACTGAGTATACATTTGATGGAGATAAGTTTGAAATCCTTCATATAAATCATGTTCTTGCCGTAATAGAAGAAAATGGCACAGAAACCACAAGCACCTAGTGCAGGATTTGATTTTAACGTTGGTAAGGCTAAGCAAGCATTTTCATGGTCAAGTGAAAGCGTAGAGCAATTAATGTTTGCGATAGAAGAAGGTTATAAACCTGCATCTACTCCATTCTATGAAGGTAATCCTAATTTAAGAAAAGGTAATATTGTATTTAATTATACATCTGAGGAAATAAAAGAAATTAAGAAGTGTGCAAAAGATATTGTATACTTTGCAAATACATATTGTACTGTAATGACCGATCATGGTTTACAGACAATTAATTTAAGACCTTACCAAGAAGAGATGTTAAGGCAATTCCAAGCCGAAAGGTTTAATGTATGTTTAGCAAGTAGGCAAGTAGGTAAAACTATTTGTTCATCTATTTTTATTGCTTGGTATTCATTATTTAATTTTGATAAGAATTCTTTAATACTTTCAAATAAAGGGGCAACTACAAGAGAAATCATTGATAAGGGTAAAACTATATTAGAACATTTACCTTTCTTTTTAAAACCAGGAACTCTTAAATGGGATGTATTTAATTCTAAGTTTGATAATGGCTGTAGAATAATTGGTCAGACTACTACAAAGAAAGCAGCAATTGGTTTTACTATTCATTTATTATTTATGGATGAGTTTGCGCATATACCTGCAAACTTTGTTGATACCTTTTATGAAAATGTTTATCCTACTGTATCTGCATCTTCAAACTCTAAAGTTATTATAACAAGTACGCCAAATGGTTTTAATAAATTCTATGACATATATACTGCTGCTGATAAAGGGTTAAGTGAATATACACCATTTAGAGTTGATTGGTGGGATGTACCTGGAAGAGATGATGCATGGATGAAGCAAGAAGTTGCTAACTTAGGAAGCGATGAGGCATTCAATAGACAATATGGAAATCAGTTTATAGCAGGATCATCATTACTATTAGGAGCTGATAGCCTTAAAAAATTAACAACCAACCAAATAGATTTTGTACATAGAGAGATGATTGCATTTGAAGATGAACAGGTAGATTATGCTGGTTTATTATGGGATCCTGAATTTAATTTGGATGATGCTGAAGAGGATGATAATTACTGGTGTTTTTCTGTAGATATTGCCGAAGGTACTGGTGGTGATTATTCTATTATAAATATCTTTAAGATAGAGCTCATGGATGAAGCCGATTGGAAAAAAGTAACATCACCAGGTAGCTTTATTGATTTTTATAGAATTAGACAAATAGGAAGATTTAGAAGTAACGAGCATACTATTGAAGAATTTGCAAAATCTCTTTATATTTTAGCATATGATGTTTTTTACTCTGAAAACGTAAAATTAATTATAGAATGGAATTTATTTGGTGGTGAGCTAATAAAAAGGCTGGAAACTGTATTTCCACAAAGAAATGATTTTGATGAAGAATCGGTTGTTAAATTTAAACATCGAATAGATGCAAAAACAAAACAATTTGGGCTAAAGGTTAAAAAGGATAACAAACCTATTTTCTGCCAGAACTTTAAAAAATATATTACCCAAAATAAAATTGTAATAAAAGATAAGCAAACTGTTTATGAAGCAGCAACATTTGGAAAATTACCGAATGGTACATATGCCGGTCAATTAGGTCATGATGATTTAATAATGACATGTATAAATAGTTCTGAATTCTTTTTTACTTTGGATTTTTCAGACTTTGCTGAAGAGATACATGATGTTGCTGAGCAAAGTGTTCAGGATAAAATTGATGGCATCTTAGAACAGGATGCTAAAGGAGGGCAATTGAATTTTGATATCTACGACCTGGTATAAAAAGTTATAGGTTAGTGGATATATAAAAAAAGCAAATAAAAAAAAATAATATAAGATGGCACTAGATCCGAAAATCGCTTCGATTAAAGCTTCAGGAACCTACAGATTTGAATTTGACAAATCACAAGTAGTTAGTATTCCTGCTAATCAAACTAGATTAATTGTTGGTTTCTCCAAAACGGGACCTTTCAATACTCCGGTATTTGTACCTGACACTGCATTCTTTAAACAAGTTTACGGTGACATTGACAGAAACCTAGAAAGAAAGGATTCATATTTCCACAGAAGCTGTTTAGCAGCATTGGAAAGAGGACCGATTCTTGCACTTAATCTATTAAACTTAACAGCTGCCGATAAGGTAGAGTATATTAAATTTGGTACAGCATCAACTCCTGAGGTTCAGGACAATGAAGGTGCAATGGCCGAATACCAACTAATGTATAACAGAGATAAATTCTTTTATCCTGATACTGATTCATTCTTAGACAATGTAAATGCAGATAAACTGGCTTTTAACTCAGGAACAACTAATGATTTATTAGATTTTACAAATTTAGGACAAAATCCTATTTCAGTTATTGTAAGAAAAGCATCCAATGCAAATTCAACAGGATTTAATGTAACTGCTGAAGAATGGTATGGTGCTGCAAATGTACCAGGCTATTTAGATAAAGATAGTTTAGTATCTGACTTCTTAGTTGATGTATTTGTAATAGATGGAAACTTTGGTGGAGACTTTGGTTCTCCTACACCTTACGAAAGATTC